TCCCGATGCTTCCGGCGATTCGCGCAAATCGAACAATGCAAGCGCTACGGATATCGCGCAGCTTAAACAGGCCGGATTTAGCGTGGTGGTGAACGCCGCCAACCCGCCGGTAAAAGATCGTATTAACTCCATGAACGCCATGTTCTGCAACGGCAACGGCGATCGCCGCTATAAAGTCAACGTGACCCGCTGCCCGGTATACACCGACAGCCTGGAGCAGCAGGTATGGGCGGCGAACGGCGAGCCGGATAAATCAGCCGACAACGATCACCCCAACGATGCTGGTGGGTATTACATCGTGAAGCAGTTCCCGATTATCAAGCCCGCTTACTCAATCACTATGGATACCACCTTCTGATATGGCTAATAACGACATCACCTGGGTTCGTCCTGAACACCGGGCGGCTTGCGCTGTCTGGAAGAAAATCAGGGATTTTTGCAAAGGTGCAGAAGCGGTAAAGGCGGCGGGCAATAACTACCTGCCTTTGCTCGACCCCACAGACAAGAGCATGCGTAACCGCAGGCGCAATGATGACTATCTCATCCGCGCCGTGTTTTATGCCATCACAGGCAACACGAAAATAGGTCTGCTGGGACTGGCATTCAGAAAGGATCCGACTTTCTCCGCGCCGGAAAAACTGAGCTATCTGCTGAAGAATGCCGACGGCGCTGGCACCAGCATTTATCAGCAGTCGCAGCTGGTGACAGAGAACGTGCTGGAAGTGGCCCGCGACGGGCTCTATGTCGATTACGCCGAAGGCAGCGGCCAGGCCATCATTCTGCGTTATCTGGCCGAGAACATCATCAACTGGCGGACGAAGCGTATTAACGGACGCGATCGACTGGTGCTGGTGGTGCTGCGCGAGTGCGTGGAGAAAGAAAACGGCTACGCGTTCGAGGATGAAATTCAGTACCGTGAGCTGGTGCTGGTGAACGGTGTTTTTATCTGCCGCGTCTGGCGTCGCAGCGGCGAGTCGGGTTCCGGCGCGTACGCTGTCACCAGTGAGTATCAGCCGAAACCCAAAGGCAAAGACAGCTGGGACGAGATCCCGTTTACCTTCGTCGGCGCGCAGAACAACGATCCCGCTATTGATGACTCTCCACTGGCGGCGTTGGTGGAAATCAATCATGGCCATTACAGAAACAGCGCTGACTACGAAGACAGCGTGTGGTTTTGCGGGCAGGTACAGCCGTACATGACAGGGCTGGACGAAGGATGGCGCGATCACCTGGAGAAGAAAGGAGTCAAAATAGGTTCCCGTTCGCCGCTACTTCTGCCGAAAGAGGGCAGCTTTGGTTATGCCCAGGCGCAGCCCAATATGCTGGCGAAAGAGGCGATGGACAGCAAGCGTGACTACATGGTGCAGCTGGGCGCACGCCTGATTGAGCAGAACGCAGCCGTTAAGACCGCAACCCAGTCCAGCGGTGAGCAAACATCCTCGACATCCGTACTCGGCGTCTGCGTGTCAAACGTTTCGGAAGCGTACACGCTGGCGATCGGCTGGTGCGCGAAATACCTGGGCGTCGGTGACGAAATGGCAGCTTATGCCATCAACCAGGAGTTTATCGCGAAGGTCGCTGAGTCCGGCATGGTGACGGCCATTGTGAACGCCTGGCAGTCCGGCGCAATCCGCGATACCGATATGGTCCGGGCGCTCCAGAAGCTTGACCTCATCGACCCGGCAGACAGCCCGGACGATATTATTGACGAGCTGCATAACACTGAACCCACCCTGATCGGCGGTAACAATGGCAACGGTAAATGACCAACTTCGTGATGAAGCCATAGCTCACACCGTCTGGATCAGCCGCTACAGCACCGGCGTGGCAAACCGCATGGTTAAGCTGTTAAACGACAGCGACGCCGAACTTACCGCACGCCTGCTGGTGGCGATGGACAGCCTGCCCTCAAGCCAGTTTACGGTGAGCCGCCTTGAAAGCCTGCTCGGCAGCGTGCGCGAGCTTAACCAGCAGGCTATCGCAGGCATGCAGAACAGCCTGGCGGATGAGCTTTTGCAGCTGGCCGGGCACGAGGTGGGTTATCAGCTGAGCCTGTTTGATGTGCTTCTGCCGCAGCCTGTCAAAGAGCGTTATCCGTTACAGGGTATGACGCCGGAGATGGTTTACGCGGCGGCCATGGCGCAGCCCTTTCAGGGACGCCTGCTGAGCGAGTGGGCTGGAAATCTGGAAGCCGACCGCATGACACGTATCACCAATGCGGTGCGCCGGGGCTATCTGCTGGGGGATACCACAGAAACCATCGCGCGGGAGGTACGCGGGCAGGCTGCCAGGGATTATCGCGACGGTGCGTTGCAGATGAGCCGGACCAACGCCGCCAGCATCACCAAAACGGCGGTGAACCATCTGGCGGCTACTGCGCGGGCCAGCTTCGCGGAGGCCAACAGCGATATTCTGAGGGGCAAACAGTGGCTCTCCACGCTGGACAACAAAACCACGCCGACATGCATCATCCGTGATCGCCTGCGTTACACCCTGGATAACAAGCCCGTCGGTCACAAGGTGCCCTACCTTCAGGGACCGGGCCGCATCCATTTCTGCTGCCGCTCAACCGAAACGCTTATCACCAAATCGTGGCGCGAACTGGGCATTGATGCAGATGACATGGATGAAGGCACCCGCGCCAGCATGGACGGACAGATTCCGGCGGATACCAGCTATCTGGACTGGCTGGCCCGCCAGTCGCCGCAGCGACAGGATCAGATACTGGGACCAGAACGCGGGCGAATGTACCGCGCCGGTGATATCAGGCTCAGCGATATGTACACCGATAAGGGTGAATGGATAAGCCTGGCGCAACTGAAAGCACTTGGCTGACGTAACGAAATTTCCGCAATGGCTGCCTCCGGGCAGCCTTTTTTATTGGGCAAGGCCCACGACAATCCCAAGGGGATCCTATGTTAATTCGAAATATGCTTCTGAAGTATTACGCACCTGAAGGCGACGGCAATGGCAGCGGTGGCGGTGGCGGTACGGAAATCACCCCGGAAATTCAGAAGCTGATTGATGACCAGGTTAACGCTCAGGTAACTGGCCTGAAAACGAAAAACTCTGAGCTGTTAGGCACCATTAAACAGCAGAGAGACAACCTGGCTCGCTTTGACGGTATCGACCCGGACGCCGTGCGCGGCATCCTGCAACGTTTTTCCGACGACGAAGAAGCAAAGCTGATTGCTGCCGGAAAGATTGACGAGGTGCTGGATAAACGCACTGAGCGCCTGCGCGCCGATGTCGATAAGCAGATTAAAGCAGCCAATGAGCGTGCGGATAAAGCCGAAGCGTTCTCCGGTAAATTCCGGGATCGCGTTCTGGGTGATGCCATCCGGGCGGCAGCATCAAAAGCTGGCGCGCTGGCGGAAGCATCCGATGACCTGATCCTGCGTGCCAAAGGCACATTCCAGCTCAACGACGAAGGCGAGGCCGTAGCAGTTGATGCGAATGGTGACGTTCTGTTCGGTAAGGACGGCAAAACCCCACTCAGCCCGCTTGAATGGGCGGAGTCGCTCAAGGAGACGGCCCCGCACTTGTTCCCGCGCGCTGAAGGCACCGGCGCAGGTGGGCACAAGCCAGGCGGTGGAGGCAGCCAGAAACGTTCAGAAATGAGCGCCAGTGAAAAAGCGGACTACATCCGCAAGCATGGCCAGCAGGCCTTCCTCAAACTCCCCAAATAAGAGACTTACTCAATGGCTACAACGGTTAATAACGATCTGGTCATCTATGACGATCTGGCCCAGACGGCTTTCCTTGAGCGCCGCCAGGATAATCTGGAGGTGTTCAACGCCTCTTCTAACGGTGCGATCCTGCTCGATAACGAGC